GACAATGTCGCCAGGGAGGTCGTGACCTTAGAGACAGCGGGCTTTACCGCCTGAAGTACTCTCTAGGTCTGTTCTTAAGACCTCCGTCCACCCACGTACTAGACGTACCCGCCGTGGGGCGGTGCGCTGAGGTACGTTTGACCTAGCTGTTCTTTCTAAGGAACAGATAGACTCGAGCACATCATTCCTATGATGAGTAGAGGCTTTTGCCTCTACACTCTCGAGTCTGTATACAGGGGTCACATAATACTGGTAGTCCTTATGCCAATAGGCACGACGGAAGGCCATGTATAGCGACGGTGTGTACTCAGCTATAGATCCATGATCGGGATTATTCGTTAAGAATAATTTAGACCACGTTTCGACGCGAAGACCCTTACGGGTTCTAAGACGTCGATAGGTTCTACGCTTAAGCATCGCACCTAGATATGTATACAAACAAACAGCAGCATTCTCATAGCCGGCAATGCGAAAACGCATAGCTAGATCTGATAATGTCTGCATATCCTCAAGCGTGTTCGGTATCAACCGTGTCTTCCACCGGAGCGGGGTGACGTTTATGCCATCATAGGCATCAACGCCACAACTCTCGCGGAAGGCACCGCGCCAGAACGACTTAGTTCTGTTAACGCGCAAACCAAAGCTCTCGAGATCGTCAATGACGCGCTCGCAAGCCTCGGAAGGGATGATCAGATCATCGCCGAACACAAACACTCTATTGGGGTTCTTATAACCCTGATCAACGAGTGAGGAGACACATATAGCCCAGAATACTAAGCTTTGTACAGGAAACGTTGTTGCGTTACCCATAGGAGCGTAGCAATGTAGATCACCGGGTTCTGAACCCGCGCGAACGTACTTCTGAGCTCTACAGCATCCAAACCACTTATAATACGGTCCAAACAATATCTGGACGAGTGGCTCGGATATTCTATCGGAAGCTTCCTTTAGATCAATCGTGGCATATTTGCCGCTGCGACTGGATAGAAGCGCGATCAGCCCATTGGGGGCTTGATCGAAGAAACGAATATGGCCTCGCGGCCAACATTCGTAACTACGCGAACACGAGATTGCTCGTGCAAGCTCGATCCATAACCCTTGCTGAACCCAGATGAGTTCAGCAGGGTGAACACATATAAGGCGAGGCCCACGACTGTCCTTAGGGACAGCTATGAGCTTAGCCTCAGATGTTTCACTCCATTCCATATCATCCATTAGTTCATGACTGTCACCCCCATGGGTGGCATAGTAATCACTGAATGGGTACAACGCCTCAATAGTTGTGAACAACTTTGTCCACAAATGTTTTGGAGTAGTACTAGCCCCAGGTCCGTGCTTAGGGATAATATCCTTAGGCCTGACCTTGAATAGGACAGATTGACATAGACGACGAGCATTGTTGAGGAGACGAGGTGACTGCCTTATAAGGCTGTTACCAAACTCCTTTACTTCGCTGTTCGTTTGCTCGAATTGAGCAAACGCCGCATTTAACTGTGTGTCTGTATAATCTACCTCGGCTTTATAGCAGAACAGTAGAAGCTGCCGGAGCGCACGCATACATAGGGGATCCACCAAGGATCTCCGTGCGAGACGCCTCAGCTGCACTGGGAATCTATCGAGTTCCACGTTTAAGTGGTTTTCGACACACTCCAATACATGCTTCTCTAGTTTAGGAGCTTCATGAAGCACCCATTCCGTTTCGATACTAAGACTCGCGATTTCCGCGAAACCTGTAATACGAGACAGATCTACTAGCAGGCTCTTATAAACATCATGTAGTATATTCATAATATTGAATGTATCACTGCCCGACCATCCTTATGCTTGCAAAGCAAGCAACAATACTGCAGTTATTTCACACCGGTACTCCCAACAACAGACGGATTACTCCGAGCTGTGTCCCATTGAAAGTTTCCTTTCTTTGGAAGAGAGTTACAGCCATAAATGGCTGAGGTGCAAATGACAACGAAGAATACAAAACGTACTCTAGTTAGCATTTGTTAGATAAGTAATGATGAATCGTGATAAATGTCACTTTTCATTATTAATAACTGCTTCCATAATACCACTAGCTGCGACCATTGCACGGAACGTCGCGAGTTGCGCCGTTACGCCAGCAGAGGTAGCAGTTTGCGGTGTTTGGATAGTAAACGCAATGGACTGTTCGACCAAGACGTTATTTGCGTCGAGTTCGAAGCGGCCCAACCGAACGTTGTGTCTGCGACCCGGGACTTTCGTCTTCGAGTCAACATAATCTTCGGATCGGATCGTCATCACGTCGGGGGTAGAAACCCCACGAGCGACAGACGAGCGTTTAGAGAGACCGTCAGTGTCAAAGTTCTTGACGAAGACGATCGAATTGTAGGTTTGGTCAGCATTCATGATACATGTTGTTTAAGACTAACACTAACTACTTATCGCTTCGCCTGAGATAATTTCTGCAGGAGCAGTGCGAGGGAGATCCCTGCCTGATTCTTTCCGAAGCGCGGGTTCCACACAGGCCAAGATGGACCTGGTGAGACCAAGGCTCTAACGTACTGCCTATATGATATTGAACCACATAGGCTGTCCAAAACCGGACCCCCATTACAAGGCGATTGCATTGTAAGGTGGGCCTGGCTAGTGACATCGAACATATGACTTCGCGTGAAGGATACAATCTCATAAGGTGGAGCCCTAAGGCTATCATCTAATGAGCGAAGTAAACCGCGCGAATCGACAAACCAATCGAGGACGAATGACCAGGGAACAAGTTCCCAGGCCAGGGTCGCAGGACCTGTACTGAAACGTTGCATCAAAGTAGACGCAGCGTTAGCAATATCAGTAAGGTACTTAACTCTAGGTTTAACAACCAACACATAGCGAACAGTGGGATTAGCAATGCTAAACCCCTGATATACCACATAGAAGGGATAGCTGGGATTACCCGGCTCCCCTACAGTTGGGATATAAAACGACGAAGGAAGCACAGCCTTGGCTGAGCAAACTTCATTGTCGCTATTCGCATGCCTTCTGAGGTCACTTACCAACTTTGGTAAGTATCTGTGAACAGCTGAGAAGTCCTGTAGGAGTGGCGAAACGCCAAACTTCCAGGCCAAATAGCTGCCGGATGCAGTTCTGACTAGTTTTCGGATCTTATTCCAGTTAGCCGCTAATTGCGGCAGACAGGTAATAAGAGACTTAAACGAAGGCCAGATCTCATGCCCCTCAACGATATCAAGCAGTACATCTGCTTTAAGGCCTCTAGCCTTATCGTAGCAGTCTTCAACAAGCTTTTGCTCGTTGTCGACTCCTGAAGGAATCGTCCAGCCGATGGGCATATCATATCCAACTCCAGTAGGGTCTGTCGGTAAGACAGACCACTGCTTGAGCGCGGACATGAAGTAGTCGTTCGTCAAGGCTAGATAGCCTTGAAGGGAACCATATCGTGAGATATGATCCGATGACAGGGAAACATGGGCGGAACCCGGATCCGTAATGGATACGTGCATACGCCTATGTTTTACGCCATGTGGCCGCCCCTTACCGAGAGAACCGTCTAAGGACTCTTTTGAGTACTCAGCCGGCCAAGTATCGATATGAGGCGCATTATAGACTCCACTACTTGTGGAGCCATTACAGTAGTAGTTGGTGTAGGAATGGTTACCTTCAGCCATCGTAACTGTTCTGCTGACGATCAGTCGACTTTTCATAGGTTTCAACGAAGAC